ACAAAGAATGTCCGAACCAAATAAAGAATGAACACATATATAAATACTCTCCTATATATAAATATATATTTAAATAGATAAGTAAGTAAGACAGTTTTTGCGGACACGCAATAACGGCGGGGCTTTGCGACTGTCGGAAATGTAGTCTGGGTGCTTAGTCATGGATAGGTAATTTTTTGAAGACTAAAAACCTTTTTTGGTGCTTAGTCTTACATCGGGGGGAATTCCCCCCAATCCCTTACTCAAAGAGAGACAGTTGCTTGGGTGCATGAGCACACCATGCTTGGTAGTCTGCTTCGGTCTCGAATACTAGGCCACGTTCCATGAGGTTGTGTTTCTTAAAGACGTAGACCATGTGCTGCTTATTGGGTGAGGGTTTGTAGTGTTGCACATGGTAGTGTGTTGAGCCGATGGTGATCGTGCCGTGGTAGGTGATGGATGGTTGCATGATTAGTCCTCGAAGTGTAGGGTGAAGTAAGTAAAGTATGCGCCTGTACCAATGGCAAACACCATGAGTAGCAGGACTGTAAGGAAAGGTGCATCGGCACAGATACGGTCGGCAAAATACAATGTGCCAATAGATAGTGCAAGGATGACGAATAGGTGAGAGATGATTTGAATACGTTTCATGTTAGCTCCTGTTGTTGAGTTCTAGTAGTTGGGCTTCGGTCTTATCCTCTAGGTATTCGACCATGCTTTTCTTGGATGTCCAGCAATTAAGCTCGGTGTCTAAGTGGTTGAATAGTTGCCATTGTTTGTCCGCTCCGATTACTTTGAAACCTACAACCCCAATGGGGTGTGAGGGTGTTTTGAATAGCACGTGGTACGTGCCTCGTCTGTGTCGTTTGACTATTGCTTTCATGGTTAGAACTCCTCGTTAAGAATACGGATGACCTCGGCATCGTCTCGATCTTTGAGAGCCTCGCAAAGCTCGTCATTTTCAAGGGCAAGTTGAGGGTCAATGGTGCGCTCGGCACACTCGGACATGAATTCTGTTTTAGTCATAGTGATCTCCTTAGTTAATCTCTTTGATTTCAACGACATCCATGCCGTTTATGGATGCGAAAGCATGTGCACTAGCCTTGGCGATACCAATGTCCCTAGTGAATAGGGAATACTCGCCAAAGCGAATCTCGCCAAATTGACGATAAGTAATTTTGAAAGTAAATCTTTGCATGATTAAAAACTCCTAGGTTAGACAAGAAATGAAACAGCGCAAAGACCTTGCATCTTTGCGCATCGAAAAAGAATCGGGGGAATTCCCCCCAATCGTTACTTAGTCTTAGATGCCCAAGCCTCCTCGAATGCTTTGAGTGCCTGTTGCTTAGTCTTGAATTTGGTTACGATGCGAGCGAAGGGATTGACTGGCTCGGTGCGGTTCGATGTCTTAGGTTTGCCTTTGTAGTAGATCTCACAGTCTGTGAGTATGACTTGAATGGCATCTTTAGCCGCTTCGTAACTCTTAGCCGTGTTGTCCATGACCTTGCGACCTGTTGCTTTGCCTTTGCCGTCTTTGAGTGGTACGCTATATTTGCCTGCGACTATGGGCATGACGAGTGCGTATGCACTATCGTACGTTTTACCTTTGAGTGCGGGTTTAAGATCGGCAATAGCCTTAGTGTATGCCTCACCTGTTGCGAGTGCGTTGAGTACGAGTGTGTTGAGTGAAACTTTCATTATGATCTCCTGAATGAATCGGGGGAATTCCCCCCAATCGGCTAGAGCGAATCCCTAACCGATGCCTCTATTGTACGGATAGGGGTAAAAGAACCAATCCAATAGTACTAAGTCTAGCCCGAATCTAGGCCAAAATGAATACTAAATAACCCACCGTACCCCCAGAACCCCCCTTTAAGGGATGGTCGCATGGTCACCATGAACACTGTTCCTCACCCGCTCCCACTATTCCTGTAATACCTTAGTATTATTATAAAAAATCCAAATGACCATTGTCTAATGTTTGACAACACAATATAAAAAAATCCCCCAGGTTGATTAGTGCAACGTTGGGGGATATAAAAGAGGAGCCAACCTCTAAGGAGAGAGCAAATGCACAACTTGCGCACTTGACAGAATGTAGTATATACTATATCCACCCGAGGTTACAAGGACCTACGCGAATGTTAGAACACCTTATTGATTTTGAACCAGAAGTGAGTGACAACTCACATGGATTCGTGTCGCTTGAAAAAAGCACCCCGTCCCAGACTGTGGACGCTAAAGTAAATACCCTCGACTGGCTCCAGCAACTGGGAGCCGTTGACACGGATACGAAGGCAGACGAGCTGGATACCCAGCACGCACGCAAAGCTTTTGCCAATATCGTATCCGCCACACCTGACGAAATCACACATACATCGCTTGCCCAAGTTAAAACGCCACAAGCCGTACGCCATTTGGTCACCATGTTGACCGCTTACGACTGGGAGTTTGTGGAGCGAGCCAAAGAACTGAGAGGCTACACGGTAGCTAAAATTTTGGAAGAATGTGAGAACCCGAGTGCCAGCATACGCCTCAAAGCGCTTGCGTTACTGGGTAAGGTCACAGAGGTCGGCCTCTTTACAGACAAGATCGAGGTTAAGAAAACCGAGATGTCAGACGCAGAGATCGACTCCAAGATTAAAGAAAAGCTCAATCGGTTCATGGGTGTGGTAGACGTTACGGATGTGGGGGACGTTCTTGAAACTCAACGACTTAACGCTTAGTCCCCAAGAAATCCAGGCGCTGCAAGCCGCCCTTCCCCGTATGAGTACGGCGGAAAAGATTGAACTAATGGAGATGCTCGAGGTCAGAGAGCAAAGATTTAAAGTAGCCACCGCCCAAAACAGCGTCCTTGAGTTTGCCAAACGGGTTTATCCGGGCTTTAAAGTGGGTCCCCACCACAGGAAACTGGCATCTATATTTGAAGCGGTGCTAAGTGGTGAGAAAAAACGGGTGATTATCAACATCGCGCCCCGTATGGGTAAGTCTGAGTTCAGTTCTTACTTGTTTCCTGCCTATTTTTTAGGCAAATTCCCCGAGAAAAAGATCATCATGGGCACCCACACAGCGGGTTTGTCTGAGGATTTTGGACGCAGGGTGCGAAACTTGATCAATTCGGAGGAGTTCCATGAGCTATTTCCCAACACCGAGGTCTCAGACGACCAAAAAGCCGCAGGCAAGTGGTCTACTTCAAGAGGTGGACAGTATTATGCAGCGGGTGTCGGTGGTGCACTTGCAGGACGTGGCGCGGATTTGTTCGTTATCGACGACCCCCACTCAGAGCAAGATGTCAAAGCGAATTCAAGACTGGCTTTTGATAATGCGTGGTCGTGGATGCAGACAGGACCGCTCCAGCGTTTGATGCCGGGCGGGGCGATCATTGTGATTATGACGCGTTGGGGACTACTTGACTTGACGGGGCGCTTGATTGACTACCAAACGAGAAACCCGGACTCACCCAGATGGGAGATTGTGGAGCTGCCTGCGATACTGCACGAGGGCACGGAGAACGAGAAGTCACTTTGGCCTGAGCAGTGGCCGCTCGAGGCGCTGAAGTCTGCAAAAGCATCTATTGATCCGAGGTATTGGAACGCACAGTACATGCAGCAGCCAACGAGCGACACCTCTGCGGTTATTGCGCGAAAAGCATGGCGCGTTTGGACTCAGGACAACCCACCTCCTTGTGAATATGTGATTCAGTCTTGGGATACGGCGTTTGAGACCAAGAACAATTCTGACTATTCAGCGTGCACAACATGGGGCGTTTTCTACAACGAAGAAGAAAACAACAAGCCACAAGTTATCTTACTGGATGCGTTCAAGGATAGAATGGCGTTTCCAGAACTCAAGGCAATTGCGCTCAAGCATTACAAAGAATGGGAGCCAGATGCGTTCATTGTGGAGAAAAAAGCCGCAGGTGCTCCACTGATTCAAGAGTTACGTGCGATGGGCATACCTGTGCAAGAAACAAATCCGAGCAGAGGCAACGACAAGATGGTGCGTCTAAACGCCGTGTCTGATCTGTTCGCAAGCGGCATGGTCTGGGCACCAGACACACGCTGGGCTAGAGAGGTGATTGAAGAAGTTGCGTCATTCCCAGTCGGGGACAACGACGACTATGTGGATACAACGTCTCAAGCGTTGATGCGCTTTAGACAAGGCGGCTTTATTGCACTTGACTCAGATGAGCGCGATGAGCTAAGAA